ATCCGAGACCGTGCGGATCTGGAGCGACCAGGTGCCGATCATCCACCTGATCGGAAGGACCGCCCAGGATATGCGCGATACGATGATCGAAGGACCCGCCGGGATCCTGGCCGTGCACCCCGAATACAACCGACCGAAATACGAACCATCCAAGAAACGACTGACCTGGCCGAACGGGTGCCGGGGCGTGCTGTTCAGCGCCGACGAGCCGGACACACTGCGGGGTCCCCAGTGCTATAAGCTATGGGCCGACGAGCTGGCCAGCTGGAAATACATGGAGAGCTGGGACAACGCGCTGATGGGATTGCGCCTGGGCGATCTGCCGCAGGCGATCATCACCACCACCCCCCGACCCATCCCGGTGATCAAGGAGATCGTCCAGGACACCGACAACCACATCACCGTCGGATCGACCTTTGAGAACGCGGACAACCTGTCCAAGGCGTTCATGAAGAAGGTCGTTAGCAAGTACGAAGGGACGCGCCTGGGACGCCAGGAGCTGTACGCCGAGATCCTGGAGGACATGGAGGGCGCCCTGTGGACGCAGAAGATGATCGAGGAGGCGCACGTGAGCGCACACCCCGACCTGGTGCGCGTGGTGGTGGCCATCGACCCGGCTGTGACCAGCAGCGCCGACAGCGACGAGACCGGGATCGTGGTGGCCGGGGTGGGCACGGACGACCGGTGCTACATCCTGGAAGATTTGTCCGGCACCTACACGCCGACCGAGTGGGCCCGCCGGGCGATCGGGGCCTACCATACGCACAAGGCCGACCGGATCATCGGTGAGGCGAACAACGGCGGCGATTTGATCGAGCAGGTGCTGCGGACCCTGCAGGCAGACGTCCCCTATCTGAAGGTGCACGCCAGCCGGGGCAAGACGACACGCGCCGAGCCGGTCCAGGCGCTGTACGAACAGAAGCGCATCAAGCACGTCGGATCCCTGGCACAGCTGGAGACACAAATGACAACCTGGGCAGCAAAAGAGGGCGAGAAAAGCCCCGACCGCGTGGACGCGATGGTGTGGGCGGTCAGTGAACTGATGTTAAACCAAGATACATTTTTCGTATTATGAGCAACTTCATCACCAAGATCACCCCAGGGTTCGTACAGCGGGCCCTGCTCAAGAGCTGGCTGCCGTTCGGTGACGGGTACGTGGACAACGCGATGGGGCTGGCCGGGCCCAGCTGGATGTCCATGGACGACGACAAGGCCATCACCCACGGGTTCATGGGCAACCCCGACGTCTATATGATCATCAACTTCATGACCACCCTGGCGTCACAGATCCCCTGGGTGCTGTATGAGATCCGCGACGAAAAGAAATTCAACCGATGGAAGGCCCTGGATCCCACGGACCAGATCCGCCGGCCGCTGATGGAGACCAAGGCCCTGGAGGAGATCCCCCAGCACGACATCCTGGAGGTCTGGAAGCAACCCAATGAGCTGCAGAGCCAGGGGGAGTTTATCGAACAGCTGTTCGGCTACCGGGAGCTGACCGGGGACACCTACATCGCCGGCCTGGGACCGGTGAGCGGACCCAATGCGGGCACTTTCCAGGAGCTCCATATCCTGCCGGCCCAGCTGATCGGGATCAAGTACGGCGGCCCGATGGATCCGGTGGCGCATTACTACTGGAAGGGCGACCCGTCGAAGCGGATCCCGAAGGAGCAGGTCATGCACAGCAAGCACTGGAACCCCCTGCCATTGAACCAGGGCGGCCTGTATGGGCTGTCCCCGATCACGGCGGCCAGCAAGCTGGTGACCCGCAGCAACGACGCCCTGACGGCCAGCGTCAAGAGCCTGCAGAACATGGGCGCCATCGGGATGCTGTCCAAAGCCTTCAGCGAGGACAAGAGCCTGACCCCGGAGCAGGCGGAGATGGTCGAACGGACCTATCGGCAAAAGTACGGCGGACCGACCAACGCCGGGAAGATCATGGTCACGGGGGCCGGGCTGAAATGGCAGCAAATGGGCATGTCACCGGTGGATCTGAAGATCATCGAGCTGGAGAAGATGACCCTGCGGCGCATGTGCAACGTGTACGGGCTGCAGTCCCAGCTGTTCAACGACCCGGAGAACAAGACCTACAACAACATGCGGGACGCACGCCAGGCGGCCTATACGCTGTCGGTGATCCCGCGCCTGGGGCACCTGCGCGACGACGTGAACCGCTGGCTGGTGGCCCCGTATCGGAGAAGGGACGGGAAAAACTACTGGTTCGACATGGACCTGCAGGCCATCCCGGAGCTGCAGCCGAACATGAAGGAGCTGACCGAGTGGCTGAAGGATGCGGACGTGTTGACGCCGAACGAGAAGCGCGAGATCCTGGAGCGTGCACGGATCGACAAGCCGGGCATGGACGAGATCTGGATCGATGGCAACAAGATCACCATGGAGCAGGCCCTGGCCGACATCGAGGCCGTGGACAAGTACATGGATTACCTAAAATAACAACAATGGAAAAAAGGGCAGCAGTAAAAAAGGAGCGCATGGAGGGCGCCTACTGGAAGGCAGAGATCCTTCACCCCAGGGGCGCGATCGTGATCTATGAAGGCAGCCACGTCTGGCCACGATACGAGGCGATGGACGCCCTGCGGATCATCATGCTGATGAACTGAATGAACGAACGGCAAAAAACCCAGCTGTGGCGCAAGGCGGACCGGGCACGGACCCGGTTCGACAAGACATACATGGCCCGTTGGAAGCGGGTCCTGCAGGGACTGATCGACCCCGTGATCAACGAGATCGACGCCAGCAGCGTGGACGGGATCGACGAGCGGATCCCCCAGCTGATCCAGGAGGACGCGATCCGGGACCAGTGGATGGACCACGCGGCCACGGTGGCGGTGTATTTCGCCAGGTCCACCTATCGCGATGTGGCCAAGGCATTCGCCCCGGCGATGGTCACCAAGGACAATGGGATCCCGACGGACGAGGCATTCAAACGGGCGGTGATCGGCCGGATCCAGCAGGCCGGCGGGGACCGGATCACCAGCATCACCGGCACCACCCGGGACCAGGCGATCAAGATCATCCGCGACAGCATCATCCGGTCCACCGAGGAGGGCCTGGGCACGGCCTACATGGCGCAGATCCTGCGCGACGATCTGACCGAACAATGGGGCAAGGTCAGCACCTACATGGCCAGCCGGATCAGCCGCACAGAGACCGCCGCCGCATCGAACCTGGGCAGCATCACCGGGGCCAAGGAGGCCGGCGAGCCGGTCAACAAGGTATGGCTGTCCACCCGCGACAGCCGCACCCGCCGAAGGGGCCGCGGATCCCGCTACGGATCCAGCCGCTACGACCACTATGGCAAGTTTCCGAGCGGACCGGACGGCGAGACCGTGGGCCTGGATGAACCCTTTAAAAAGACCGGGGAGCCCCTGGACCACCCGGGCGACTATTCCGGCAGCGCGGGCAACGTGATCCATTGCCGGTGCACACTGTATTACGAGCCCCTGGATGAGGTGACAGAAACCACCACCGCGACCGCTGCCGCCGAAGATGTGCCACCCCCCGAGGCGCCCACGGACCGGATCGCCAGGGCGCGCATGCGGATCCAGGCGATGAAAAAGGACAAGCGCTACAAGGACCACATGACCAAGGTGGCCCAAAAGAAAAAACTGGAGGATCAGCTGATGGAAAAGCGGGGCAAGCTGGACGAGGTGAAGCACAAGCTGAAGACATCCGGGACGAGCGACCGCAACATCTACATGAGCATGTACCAGGAGCTGGCCGATGATTATAACAATGTGTTTCGACAGTATGAGGCGGTTACCCTGGACATCGCCAAATCAGAGGTATGGATCCTGGACCAACTGCAGCCGGTCATGGGTGCGGGTAAAAAGACCAACATCCGCGTGAACCTGAACAAAGGGGCCACCGTGCAGAACCGGCGGGCCGTGGAGTTTTTTGAGGCCGTCATGGGTGAGGTGGAACCGGACAATCCTTCCTTTCCGCCACGGATCACGATCATGCGGCACAGGAACTGGGGCCGTGGAGGGTGCCGGAGAAACTACATCGACGTCTATAAAAACAGCGGACCCAGCACGGTGTGCCACGAGATGGGCCACGCCATACAGCACGAGATGAGCGTGGCCAACGCGGAGATCATGCAATACTTTGAAAAGCGATGCGCCGGCGATGTGGCCATTGATCCGTACCTTCGCGATGAGATTGTGTTCAAGGATCAATGGATCAATTCATACACCGGCCGCGCCTACGGACACGGACCCGGGGGGACCGGCATCCATGTAGGGGATCCGTTCGATCGCCGCGCCATCCGCCACGGATCGTCCGAGGTGTTCAGTATGTGGTGGACCCACCTGATCGAGGACCCGGCCGGGTTCATTGCCAGGGATCCGGATCATTTTGAATGGGGCATGCGACTGATAGATAATTTAAGAAAAGGATGAAAGTACAATTTACATATTACGGCGACCCCGTGGTCCTGGACGACGACGGGACGGTGAAATGCGACGACGCGCAGCAGCGCAGCATCTGGAGGCGGGCACTGGCCACCGGGTCGGTGCAGCAGTCCATCGCTCACGACATCGCCAGGGAATTGAAACGCAACGGCTATATCGATGATTTCACTGTCGAACACGACGACGAACCGATTGAATATTAAAC